GCTTGATCAATTCTGGAAGCTTTCGGCGAAAGCGATCAGATTCTTGATGCTTTCATCCTTCGAGGAAGAGCCCAGCACTGCCTTCATCACCAGCTGAGCTGCACCTGCATCTCGAGAACCAACCTTATCGAGCGCCGCAAGGGTACTGCTCGCCTTGTATTCATTTATTTTCATCAACTTTTCGATTACGAGCTCCGGATTCTCCATCATCTGCTTTTTCATGATCTGTTGGGCTTGTGCGAGTGTGAGTGTGGTGTTCATTGCTGCTCTCTGTGTGTGTGTTTCTTCCTCTCTCACCTCAAGTATAGCTCATTCTGTCGCGACGTAAAACTTTTTTGACAGATTATTTTAATCCTGCCACTCCTGCGGAGTCTCCGGCATCTGAATGACTTTCAGCCCGAGCCAGTGGCGCCCTCGCGCGTTGTTGCGGACGTAGCGGAAGCCGTTTGCCGCAAGTTTTTCGTTGAGCTCGCGTTGTCGCCCGGGACGATCGTTGGCGCGGGCGGCATAGTCCTTCCACGAAGTAAAAAGCCGCGTCGGTGTCTCCCAGCACTGCTCACCCAGCTCGCAACAGTCCTCCAGCCACTGGGCAAAAAGATCCTCGCCACTGAAGTACTCCGCCGTCGCGCCCGCAACGATCGGTGGCGGATCGAGACCTTGCACCAGATATGCCTCGAGTCCATCGAGCATCCACTGCAGTATTCCTGGCCATTCGGCACTGAGCTTCTCGGCAAGATCTTTGTCGCGTTCTGCGGCCGGCACCGTGACGGTGAACGGAATCAGGTGCAGGCGGCGGCGCACCGATTCGTCTGAAGCCCGCAGCCTTGGCTTGTGGTTGCCGGCGATGAAGAGTTTGAATTTTGGCTGGTAGGAGAAGAAATCACGCCTCATGAACCTGGCGCTGATTCGATCACCTCCGGTGAGAGCTTTGATTTTGCCATCGGCCCAGCTCTTGCCCTCCGAAGTCTCTTGCGAGATCACGATCCGGGCACCCATCAAAGCTGCCAATTCCGTTGGATGCTGCTCCGAGTGTGATTCCGCAAATGTCTGCATTGGCGCAACTGTTGCATAATCGCCACACACGGCCTTGACGGTATTGAGGAATACACTCTTGCCATTGGCTCCAGTACCGTAGCAGAAAAACAACGCATGCTCTCTTGTGCTACCAGATAGGCCGTACCCGACCGCGCGTTGCAGGAACTTGGAGAGCTCGGCATTGCCAGACGTGATCTTGGCCAGAAATGCATCCCACAGCGGGCACCCTGCGGACGGCGCTGCTCCGGTGATCATCGTAGCGTAGGCATCTTTTCTGTGTGAGCCGATAGTGCCCGCACGCAGATCCACGATACCTCCGCCGGTATTCAGTGCCCAGTCATCGCGATCCCACTGCTCGAGCGTCGCGGCGGCTCTGCGATCGTAGCGCGACAGCTTTTCGACAGCGGCGATCGTTCGCGCGCTGCGCTTCGAAGGCGGCAGCCCACCACGCGCGCGCAGGAAATCGCGCACATCGGAAAGTGTATGGCCGGTATCATCGATACGCCAGCGCTTGCCATCCCATCGCCGCCAGTAGCCATGAGGCTCGACATAGCGCAGATCATCGTGCAGCCCTATGAACTCCATGGCCAGATCATCTTCGGATGGCTCGTCCGAGGGCTTGCCAGCATTGGCACGAGCAGATGTGGCAGATGTGGCAGACGGAGCAGACGGAGCAGACGTGGCATGATCCAATGCCTTGATCGCGGCCTTGAAATCTCCGCCATGATCCAAAATGGTGTACAAGGAGAAAGCATCATGGGCATGGCCATTGCAGAGTGGATCGCCATTATGAGATGAGTAGATAAGCCCGTTGTCGAGGAGGCGCACGCCAGGCATTCCGGTTTTACTGCCTGGCCATAGCCAGCGCTTGCCCCCTGCCTGTCCGGTACCTGCCTGTCCGGTAGGCAGGGGCAGGTCGGCGCCCGCGATGCCTGCCTGTCCCATGTCTGCCGACAGGCAGGCGGTAGGCAGGTAGCCATGCACGGCCAGGATGTCCTCCACCGAATGCGCCGCGTTGAAATCGCCTATGGGCCCAGAATCACGACCTGGTGATGCCACCTGCCTATCCGGTAGGCAGGCGGGCTCCGCTAGAGGAATCTCGAGCGCCGAGCCATCGAGCATCGCACATTTGTAATCAGCCAATCTGGCCTCGGCACAGCGAGGCTCGTAAAACAGCCTGGCAGGATCGCTGCATGCCCGATCGTAGCACCTCTCTAATCCGGTGAGCTTTGCCGCATAGGCAACCGCGGCTTTCATCCGCGCCGGCTCCAGAGATTCTGTGGGTACGAATATGATTCTGTAGCGCGGGCTCTGTGGCGTGTGCGAGTATGTTGTATGGATGATACATGCTAGGCCGAGTTTTTCGAGCAGGCTTTTGGCGTCATCGAAGCTTGGCGGGATTTCCGACCTGTGTCCGTCTGTCCGGTAGGCGGGTCCCGGTTCCTCGATATCCAAAGCCAGAAAAGAAATAGACGCCACATTATTGTTTTTCCTTGGGCCGACCGCGATATCGCCCATGACCAGCCCTGAGCCATCCTTGGTGCCGACAATGGGCTTCCTGTACCTGTTATATATTTGTCGTAGTGAAAATGCTACAGTGGCTCGAATGGGCGATCTGCAATCGTCGACGATGCCGACATTGCGCCGAACTAAAGATATCGACTGCTCTTGCATAAACGATGCCTAAGAAAGAAATCGAGTGTTACGGCTCCAATGCCGCTGGAGTCGGTGAGGCGTTCGCACGCTTGATGATATCGCCAAGCTTCATGGCCCTGCGAGGAATTTCGTGCAGCGCCAATACCGAGCTGCAGAAAAACATCGACATGCCGGCATTGCTGGCGGAGATTGCACGCGAGATCACGGTTCTCGCGACCGATAAACGCAGGGCAAACGAGTACCTCGCTGCACAGGCCTTGGTATTGGAGGCGGTATCAGCCGGCGTGCTGGAAAGAGCAATGCACCTGGCAGAGCGCGGCGAGCACGCCAATGCGCAAAAGTATCTCACGATCTCGATGCGCGCCAACGATCGGGCGAGACATGCATTGCTTGCCGTACATGGCCGGGCGCCTCGCGCGTATCATGGAGCGCCTCCAGAGCAAGCGCAACTGGATCTCGGCGAGCCAGTTGCCGCTCGCAAGCGGCCGTACCTGACCTGCCTATCCGGTAGGCAGGTCAAATCCTAAAACAGTTTCCGCGGCAATCTGTGGATGCCTTGCAGCGCCGGGTTTAATCTAGAAATCTCGATTCCGGTAAGGCGAGCGATCGCGACCGCCTTGCCGATCGGCACGTAGCCATCCCGATACCATCTGGATGCGATCTGCCTGGTAGTAGGGATTCCTGCCTTCACGAGCTCGTTAGCCAGAGAGGAGAGCGAGCCACCAGCGATCGCGATAGCCTCATCCAAGGCCGTGCGCACAGCCTCCTTCTGGAGGTATTCCTTCGACGAGCCCGCACTGTCTGCCGACAGGCAGACGTCCTTGCGTACCTGCCTACCGGCCAGGCGGGTCGCGCCACCGAACAGCCCTACTTGTTTTTCGTCCATTTCTATTACCTCATGAGATGCGCGTGTTCCAGGCCGTTATTGCCTTGAGCGTTGCGCGTACGATCGCTTTGTTATGGGAGCCGCCTCTCTCGACATCGAATGGTGGTCCCAGAGTGTTGCATACACTGCAAATTATATTAATCACTCCAATTGGATCTATCCTCTCGATACGTGCAGCTCCGCCGCAAAATGGGCAGGGCAGTAAGCCTTCAAAATCTTTCATACCGATTCCTCTTGCGTTGATATATAAGCAAGTGTATGCTCTATTTACACTATGTCAAGAGGATTTTGCAATGCACCATGCCGTACTATCTCCAAGCTCTGCGCACCGATGGATGGCTTGCCCTGGCTCCGTGCGCATGTCGGAAAATATCGTCTCTGAGACGAGCATCTACGCCGCGGATGGCACGCTGGCCCATGCGGTTGCGGCCAAGGTGCTGCGGGCGCACCCGAACGACGCCGCCAGTAACTACATCGGCGAGCGCGGCATGTTGGCATCCAAGCTCAATCGCGCCGATACGGATGCGATACAAGAGTACGTGGATTTTTGCCTCTCTCTACCAGAGATGAGAGCGATCGAAATGTCGGTGCCGATAGGCCACATAACCGGCGAGCAAGGCGCCCAAGGAACGATCGACTACCTGGCACACGACCAAAAAAAGTTGTGGATCGTTGATTACAAGCATGGCAGAGGCGTACGAGTAGACTCATACGATAACCCGCAGCTGGAGCTCTACGCCCTCGGCGCGTTGGATTACCTGGATCTGCATCCTGAGATCGTAGAGCTCTGCATCTACCAGCCCAGGGCTAGAGCCTCATCGAGTACGCTCATGACGCCGGCGCAACTGGAGGAATTCCGCGCCCAGGTGCGCAAGGCCGCGGACGCCACCAGGGAGCCCGATGCGCCGGTGGTGCCTGGGCCGCATCAGTGTCGCTGGTGCCCAGCAGCGCAGAAGAGCGCGCCACTTGAACTGCAGTGCGATAAGGCGTGGAGGAAAGTCCCGTGAAAATACTAAATGGCGTAGAGCTCACCGGCGACGAGGAGGTGCTGCTTAAGAGCGTTCAGGAACTATTCAAGACCAAGGGCGGCCATGATGGCAACGAGTTCCGGTATGCGTTCTCCCGCGAGATCATGCATGGATATTGCATGGACTGTGGAGCGCCGGAGATGTGCTACTGCATCATGGATGAGTAACTCCGGCAAAGCTAGATGTACTTATCCAATGATTCGACGGCGATCTTATCGTCTTTGATATCCTTGGATAAATCGTCTTCAGCCTTGGTTGCCGCATAGACCAGCACTGCGGCAACTATTTCCTCGCCGATGCGGTACCGCAGTTGCTTGTGCACGACATCGAGGAGGATATCCCTGTTTTCGGCGGAAAGTCCGCCAAGAATGGAAATCAACTCGTCCCAGGTGATGGTATCGGAAATCTTGGTCGATAGCCGCTTGGAAAGCCATTGCTTGGATGCCTCGCCAGCGACTTTTCCATTTTCCGTTGCCATACCAGCACCTCACAGCAAAAACAGCGCGGCAAAGCCGCCAGAGTTGAATAACCCGGACCCAAGCACGATTATGATCCGGTCGATATCGGAAGTGGTTGTAATAAACCCCTTCGAGTGATGCACGTATGATGTTCCGGCCGTATCAGTCGCAAATAGCCCATCGATCATCCATGCCTTTGTACTCCCGTTGGTGATCTTAGCGAGATTGATCGCCCCGTTGCATGGGCTGCTCTGGACGATTGAGGACAGTACAAGAACATCGCCCGTGTTGGAATCATCGCCATACCAGGTGCCACCATCAGACATTCTGCCGTACGTGCTTTCATATCCGCTTTCTATGTATCCTCCGGAGTGCCCAAGACGCAGCTTGGCCTCGGTCGCTCCGGGGCGCGTCAACCCATAGGCCGCCAGCCTGAGAAGCGTAGCGGTTGCTGGTATGCCGGTGATCTCCAATTGGTTGCTGCCAGTCAGAGCGACCGTACCAAGGAGCAACGAGCCAAGACTGGTGCGCCCGGACAGCAACGCCAGCTCGGTTGCCGTGACCGCCGAGACCGCTACCTTTCCGCCAGACGAAGACTCCAGCGCCCTCGATGCCGTGAGATTCGATGATGTGATCGTGGTCGCGCCGCCGGTGATCGTTGCCTGCTTGGAATCGATCTGCGTCTGGATTGGCGAGGTTACTCCATCGACGTACCCAAGCTCGATTGCCGTTGTGCTGCTCACGACGATCTTACCCGACGTATCGGATTTCAGCGCCCGGGCCGTGGTGAGATCAGCGTAGGCCACGGTCGTTGCTGCGCCGGTGATCGTTGCGGCCTTGCCATTGATCTGCGTCTGGATCGCGCTGGATACTCCAGATACGTAGCCCAGCTCTGTTGCCGTTGTGGCGCTGGCCGCCAGATCGCCGGAGCCATCCGATACCACGGCGCGGCTGGCCGTGAGATTGATCGCCGGCTCCTTGCCGTCGATCTGCGTCTGGATCGCACTGGTGACGCCTGATACGTAGCCCAGCTCCGTTGCCGTTGTGGCGCTCGCGGCAAGCGCACCGGAGACATCGCTGGCAACTGCCCTCGAAGCCGTGAGTGAGATCGTGGCTTGCTTGGAATCGATTTGCGTCTGCAGTGCGCTGGTGACGCCATCCAGATGCCTGATCTCTGCGATCTGGATAGCCGCCGGATGATAGGAGATGCACCTCCAAGTGCCGGCGCCCTCGTCACGCATGATGGCCACGTCGCCGGCCGCTGTCGTGGTGTTGGCGCTGCCAGGGAGCAAAAAAGCCGCGCCATGCGTGAGCTGCAAGGCGCCCGAAAACACCAGCACCACGGTCCGCCCGGTCCACGATGCTGCAATCCCGGCAATGGTAGTCGTTCCGGTTACCGCAAATGAGTTCCCGGCGGCCGGGATCGTTATCGATGACGCGGATGCAATATTCGCGCCCGCAGAAGCATCCTGCTTGATGATGGCTTGGATAGCCTGGAGGTACCCGGTAAGGCTGGTCCCGATATAGTCGGCGAGGATCGGGTAGTTGTTGCCCGGAGTCGTCGATATCTCGGTTATATCATTCGGGATTGGCATTTTTACATCCCATCAGTCGTTTCGTGTCTGCGAGTACCCGATCCCAGCCGCGGCGATGCGCCTGGCGATCGCCTGCTGAATCGTGTCGGCAGACATTTTATTGGCCTTTGATAGCAAGGATTTTGCAAGCTGCGGATTTACGAAGGCATCTCCGATGATGTCGACCACATCCTCCGATGCCCCGCGAACCAAGCTCGCCGGTATCATGCGGGTCAGGATATCCGCGGCCGCCGGCATGTCTCGCAGGCTGCCACCGGCCATGGCATTGCCGATCAGAGCAGCAATGCTGAGATTGCGATACGTCGCGGAATTCTTGGATGCCGCGCCCGCGATCATCTGGCCTCGCCGGAATTCCGCGCGCACATCATCGAGCGCCTTGCGCTGCGCATCGCTGAGCTTTGCCAGCTTCGGGCCGGATTCGAGTCTCCGCATTACGCCCTCGAAGATTCCTGGCATGAGCATGGGCTCTGGAATCGCGCCGATTGCGGTCTGTGCCCTGGAAACGGATTGGCGCATCGTGTCGTCGAAGATCTGCCGTCGCTCGGCGGCCTGAGATTTGCTAGCGAATGGCTCCATCCAATTCTTGCGATATCCAGGCATGCCGGTATCGATCACGTCATCGACGCCACGGATGACTTTGCGCATGAGCTTCTGCGCATTCGTCGACAGCCTCGTCTGCCTGCCCTCGATCATTCTGGTCTCGAGGATGTTGTTCAGCGTTTTCCGCATGCCGTTGTAGAGGTACCGAGGATCGGTCGACAGATCCGGGCCCTGAGGCACCCCATCTGGCCCATCCTTTGGACGCAGCCGATCGAGCTCGTGCCGTGCCGTGCTCAGTACTTTGCGAGATTCCTCGTCGCTGTATCGCGGCCTCGATGAGAGGTTCTGGAGCATATCATCGATGGCCGTCGAGTCGACGGGCTTCGCGGATCGCTCCATCTTCTGGATTACAGGGCGCAGGGATTTGTTGCGCTCCGCGATAATCGCCGCGCGCTCCTGCGGAAATTGCGCCTGCATGTGGCTCATGGCGGCTCTATTCGATGCCTGCTCGGCACCGACGAACTTACCGGTTTGCCGGTGCATCTCGCGCACGGCATTGTGCGATGCCAGCAGACCCGGATCGAGCGAGAGCACGGCAGTTGGTTGCCTGTAGCCGCTCACCCTGGGCTCTGGAGCCATGGCCAGGGCTTTTGCCGCCGCTGCTGGATCATCTGCCAGTTCGCGCAGTGCCATCCCAGCGATGTTCTTGCGCCCTGCCTCTGTTGCGAACTTGCCAAGCCCGGCTACCGCGCCGGCGCCACCAGTTGCCAGCGATGCCAGGATAGCAGCGGTTTGTTGCCCCGCCTGCCCAGCACCCAATTGCTCTGCACCCTCGGCGCCCATCGCGCCGGCAATGGCAGAGCCAGCCTGAGCCGCTGGCCTTGCTCCGAGCGTCGTGAGCACATTTTTCAGCAGCGGGTTGTTGCCGATCCTGCCCAGAATGGTAAGAGCCGGAGCACCTGTGAGTGCAGCTCCCCCAGCTCCTGCCACGCTTTCGATCATCTCTCCAGCCCGGTCCTCGGCCTTTGGAAGCAGGCCAGCGACCAGCCAGTCGATATTTTTGTCAGCCGTGTTTTGCGTGCCAAAAATCAACTGGGTAATCGGATCGGTAAACAGCGCGGGAAGGGCGAGCGCGCCCTTTGCCGCGCCGGTAACAGCACTACCCAGGTAAGGCAGCAATGCCTCTGCAGCGCCGGTTACTGCTTTCTGGTACTTCTTCAACAGCGAGGGGTCTACATTGGCGCCTGCCTGCCTGCCTGCCTGCCCGGGGCGGGTTGTTTCCCCTTGCCCTTGCCTTTGCGTTTTTGCCTCGACGGCTTGTTCTTGCAGCCCATTCGGTACCTCCTCGAGGTAATCGGCTCTAGAAAATTTAGCCATGGTTATTATGCCACCCGCCTCGGACTCGAACCGTGGATCATGACATCTTCACTGACCGCAAATAGCCTGTCTGCCGACAGGCAGGCCGGAGTCGAACCGGCGGGATCTCATATGTTCCTGACCACTGCACCTGCTGTGGGTCAAGGTAGCAATTCATTTCCCGAGCAGCCTCTTTGCTGTCCCGGTGCCGAATACTTCATCGAACGAGCGCTCGAATTCAGCATCGCCGGCATTGGCCTTCAGAGCGGCGACTTCTTTTGCCGTAGGTGTCGGGTACATGTAATTCGGCACCTCCACCGTAAACAGGTCAGCTAGCTCTCCGTACTCCGGCGCCCTACCGGCAAATTTCCTGATGCGATCATTGCCAAGCTCGATCAATCGCCGATTAATGCGCTTATTGAGATCTACATATTCCTGCAGCGATCGAGCTGTAAATTTACTCAGGTCGCCAGATTCGGCCATCGCCAGCAAGACTTGCTCGTGTTCCGTGATGTCACCTTGCTTGAGCATTTGAGATCGCGCCGACACCTGTATCTTGGCAAGATCCTGCATGATGTTGCGGGTATTGGCCAGTCGCTCGCTTACGGTGTCGCCGGCAACGCCAAAGAAATCTGCGACTTGCAGCCCTGTCAGTGCAACGTTGCTCGCTGCTGGGCCGACGAATGCGCCCTTCGCGATCGATTTGTCGATTCGATCGAGCGACTCCCATGAGCTAAGTGCCGCATCCATTCTTTTGCGGGTATCCTTAAAATCATCGACGATGGTCTCCGCGACCTTGCCACCAAGCTTTTCTCCCTCTTTTCCGAGCCCGATCGTCGGTGATACCGTAATCTGCGATGGCATGGCCCGCCCAGCCTGTGCTTTGCGGATTGCCTGTGCTTCGGCCTCCGGTGATTGCACATCCAACCCATAGTAGCGGCTCAGTGCTTGCTCTCCCAGCTTTGGCGATGCTTGCATAAGCTGGCGATACTCCTGCGGGATCGATTGCAGAGCTTGCTCTTTGTATGCCTCGGCAGCTTGCTTCGTGCGATATTTCTCGACCAGCATCGTATCGAGCAAACGCTGCTGTTGCGACTCCTGGTTGGCTTGCATCTGCTTCAGGCCACCAGCAAGAGCTGGGCCGAATTGGCCGCCTCGGTTGTACGAGTTGGCGATCATGCCCAGGCCGAGATTGACCAGTGGATGCGCCATGATCGCATCGATCTTGGATCTCCCCGCGGAGCCGATCAACCCTTGCTGTGCCGTGAGCCTCGGATCGAGAAGGCCCATGAGCCGTGCGTCAGGCATCGAAGCATTAGGCATCGAAAACTCCAAACAAATCAGACACATCAGTTACGAACATGCCAATACCTCCGGCCGATTTCACGGTCTCGAGGAATGCATATTGCTCGGCCTCTCTCAGCCCGGATGGCTTCTTCCAGCCAGGCCTCTTGCACTCGATGGCGAACATTTTCCCGGCCGTGGTAAGGCCCCAGAAATCCGTTAGCCGCATCTCCCGGCCACGCACGAACCGATAGAAATACACCGGCGCATTAGAGGTATTGTACGCCATGCCGGAGTTTTGCCGCACCGCGAACAGCACGCCGCGAGCTCTGTACAAGTAGCTCGCAACAGCTGCCACAACAGGTGCTTCAGCGTGCTTCTTGCCGCCGCGTTGAGTCACGGTTTTGCTGCTCGGTTTGGCCTGCCTGCCTGCCTGTCCGGTAGGCAGGTCCGGTAGGCAGGCTGGTGTTGGCTTGCCTAACCATTCAGGTGCCGGCTTGCCCGCCAGCGTGCACATAGCAGTCAGCACAGATGTATTGGCTTCCATCGTTTGCTTGATGGATTTCTGCTTCAATCCTTTGCCCTGTCTGCCGACAGGCAGGCTGCGCCCTGGCATCATGTTATCGACCTGTATATCCTGAGCACCTTATCGGCATACTCTGGATCTGTGGCATACCCGGCATTGTGGATGTTGCGGATATACCGCTCCGGATCGCCAGATGATGCAAGCGCGCCCTCGTATCTCTTGGAGCCTGTGATCAATCTGGCGTAATCGGCAAACGATTCCTCGGGCGATTCGTAGGCTCGGAATTTCGCTCGTTCCTTGGCTGGAGCTCCGTCGCGGTACTCGGTGGTCGAAACCTCGGATGTATCTCCGCTCCACCCGCGCCCAGCCTTGATGTTGAAAAGGTTATTCCGCCCTGCCATGTGGCGGCCCCAGCCCGTTTCCAGCGCAGCTTGCGCCACGAGCATCTTGGGGTCGATGCCTATCTCGGCGCCTGCCGATTCGGCCATTGGCAGCAGGCTGCTCAGAAAGTCCTCGTGAGATACCGGCTTGCCCGGCTCGGCTGCTTTTGGTGCGGCCGGCACTGGAAGAAGCCCAGCAGCAGGTCCGGTAGTCAGGCCAGCAGGCTCCGCCTCGGAGATACCAGAGCCTGCCTGGCCGATACCTGCCTGTCCGGTAGGCAGGGGCATGCCACCAAAGACAAGCAATGACAATAGATCATCATAGGATAGCCCGCCAGTCGTCATTGTATCTAGCGTGCCACCTGCCTGTCCGGTAGGCAGGGGGAACGAGTCATCATCACGCTGCGATAGTAGATCTGGAATGGATGCGCTGGGTGATGTAACGGCAGGGATCAGCCCGGTCGTGCGCTGCACCGGAGCGTATGGCAGTGGCTGCCTGCCTGTCCGGCCTGCCTGTCCGGTAGGCAGGTAGGCAGGTGATGGGCGGCCTAATAAACCCTGTCTGCCGACAGGCAGGCGCCCGATCAGCCCGCGCGGCAAAGCATTAGTAATCAATCCACCACTCGTAGTGGTTGCCATCGTTGAATCTTCCGCCCCAGATACCTCCTTGCGCTTCCCAGAAGCAGCCAAGCTGGGCGTGATCTTCTGTGGCGACCAGCAATTTACCATCCTTGAATAGATTGAGATCTATCGCAAGCCGCTGTTTGTGCTTGCTGTTTTTCGCCCCATAGCCTTTTGACTCGCCCATGGCTCCAAATATTCTTTGATCGCGGTAGGCATCGCCAATAGTTACCTCGTACCCGAGCTCGAATGCCCTGTTGATCAGTGCTGGTAGTGCTCGAGCGAACTCTACTTGTTTATCTCTCAGTGTGCTCATATCAATCCGGCCATTTTTAGTTTCTGGATGCCATATGGATCAGGCATGCCAGGATACTTGTATTTTGGATTCCCGAGCAAGGCCTGGTATGGCGATGGCTGTTGCTTGGCCATCAGATCCATGAACCGCTCTTGCTGTTGTTGTTGCTGAGCAGCGCCGGATTGCCGCATCGGTCCCATCGATGTGATATCGCGGTTGATGGTGGAGGGCGTACTCGCCTTCGGCGCCATCATGCCCATGCCCATGCTCATCAATGGCAGTGTTTTGGCAGCCGTACCCAGCGATGGAGGCAGCACCTGTGCTACGCTGGGCGCGGCAATTCCAGCCGCGGCTCCTGTAGCACCGAGCCCAGCCGTGCCGAACTCTCCTGTCTGCGCCGCCAACATCCCGGCCTGCTGCGCGCCCATGCCACCCAAACCAGCGTAGCTCGGCGCGGCCAATAATCCGCCGAGCCCACCACCTTCGGCAACGGAGGCGCCCATCGCTCCGAGCGCTGGCCCCGCGGCCCAACCGCCAAGAGCTCCGAGCGCGGCGCCAGCAACCGGATTGTCCTCGTTCATGGCCGCGCCGATCCCAGCGCCGGCGATAACCGGAATGAATGGTATCGCAGCGCTCATTTCTTGTCCTCTTCTTTCGGTGCCGGAGGCTGCGCGTAGACCATGCTCATCGTTTTCGGGTCCCAGACGATCGATGGCTGGCCGATCGGAATGCCAGTCGGCCCAGTTGGCATCGGAATCAGCCCGATCGCCTGCGCCGTGCCCTTTGGGATATTCCCGGCCCCAGCCCCGCTGTACAGCGCTTGCAGCGTGGCAAGCAACTGCTGAGCTCCACCTGGGTACATCGCTTGCATGCGCGCATTCGGTTGCTGCGATGCGATCAGTGGCGAAACATAGCCACCAGCCAAGTTATTCATCGGGTTGTAAGGCGCTGCCGTGCCCATGCTTACCTCCGGCCCAACCACGGATTGTAATACGTCTGCGGGTATTCTTCGTCTTCGTCTTGCTGGCGCGACGACAGCGGCATTGGAATTCCGGTCGCCGCTGTAATGTCGCTCGAGAAATCAGGCAGGAATTTCGGCACGTATGGCGGCATGTACGGTTGTTGTGGAGGTTGCGTTGGCGGCTGCCAATTTTGTAACCAGTTCCGCAGCACGCCAGCATTCGGATATGGCGGACGATTCACCGGGCCTTGGGCGCCAAATCCAGGGATAGGGAATACTCCTGGGCCAGATGCTCCTATCCCTACTCCAGGACGCCCTATGCCGGGAGTTGCCGCAGCGGCAGATGCGACCGGGAACCCGCGCTGCGCCCGAGTTTTTGCCCGGTTGGCGATGGCGCTCTCTGCAGCCGCTCTCTGTGCCTGCGCAGTCTGTGCCTGCGTGCGCATCGGCGAGGCTGCTCCGCCGGCGGCTCCAACGATGCTGCGAACATCCGTAGGAGTTACCGCTCCGCCACCGAGCAAGCCCGACTGTACCAGTGCTGAGGATGATGTGCTCATGCCATATACCCTGCTGCCGCCCCGAGAAGTCCGCCGAGCCATGGGTAATCCATGCCGGCACCCGCTGCCGCGCCGTACCCTGCCAACCCGCCGCCGATGGCCGATGCATACGGATTTTGATAATAAGCCGACGGCGCAGACGTGGTTGTGGTACCGCCACCACCGGCGATTGCCGTGCGCAGAGCGTTGGCCATGACATCCAAGCCCTGATACGGCCACTGCTGAGCCGCGAGCCACTGCTGATAATCCTCTTCTCGCTCGAGTTTGGCCTGATCCTGGTAGTACTGGCCTACCTCGAGCTCTACGGTATCAGGCAACAGCTGCAACTGAGCTATCTGTGGGAGCATGCCCAAGGCCTGCATCTGCCGCCCTCGCTCTGCCTCGTATTCCGCGAGCTGGCCTGATAGGCGTTGCTGCTCCAGTTCGGATGCCCGCGCGATATCTGCCTGCTGCCTGCCGAGCTCGGCCTCCTTGAGCCCGGTAAGCTGCGAGTATTGCTGCAAGGCTTGAGCGCGTTGTTGTTCGAATATCTGTGCCGCCGATTGCCGCTCTGCCTGCTGGCGGGCGACATCGGCCTCGCCAAGCTGGGCTTGCAGCCCGTAATTCTCGTACCGCATGCCGGTAGAGATATCGGCCAACTGCTCCATCAGAGCTCGTTGTCGTTGAGTTTCCAGCTGCTCCAGCCCGGTATTCCCAAACGACCCGGCTTGCGCCCGGGCGGTTGTAAGAGATGGCTCCACGGTGTTGCGGTACTCGCGCATCACATCTTCCTGAGCTTCTCCGATTGCCGCATTGAGAAACGCGTTATTCATCCCGTATAATGGATTGGCCGTGTAGCCATAGGCAAATGGGTTCTCGCCCCATGCCATTTCGACGCCAGTGGCATAATTCGCCCACGGGTTGGTCGCCGTGAATTGCTCGGCCCATGGGTTCCTCAATTTTCCAGCGTACTGTGTGCTCGGAGTGAGCCATGCATTCTCGACCAATCCCTGCATTTGGCCCACAGACGAGCCAATGGCAGGCATGATGCTGGTATCTGCCGCATATTCCAGGCCACCAAGTGCAGATTTTTGCTGTTCCGATAGCGGCGCAACTCTGTCTTTTGTATATGCCTTGTAAGGCAAATCAGACAAATACTGAGCCTCGTTGAGGAATGGCTTCATGAAGTACTCGACTTCCGGGTACATCTGTACCGTGGTCGTCTGAGTCACGTTTTGCGTGCCTGATGTCCCGCCGCCACCACTGCTCATAGGCTTAGTTCCCAGAGGGTCGAAGACTTGCTGAATCCAAGCTTGCCTGCCGCCCTATCCCACCCAGGCCGCGGCGAGGCGAATACGATCCTGCGCGCGAATGATCGTGCCAGCTCCTTGAGATATTCCATTCCGGCCGCGATCACATCCGGCCCATTGCGCGAGTAGGCTATCCACACAAAAAGTATAGGCCCATCATAGTCTTGTCGTCGTTCCGTTACAAGAATACCGCATGGCTTGGAGTCTCGGATGGCGAAATGCAGCTCGGCTGCTCCGGATCGCAAGGCGCAATACACATCTTCCGCCCTCCAGTGCCCGCCGTACTTTGCAACTTCCAGGCAGGCAAGCGCGGCGGCTGGCCATGCATCATGTACATTGGCGTGGTGGACTGTCGTGAATGTCACACCGTGCACGATGGCTACCACCAGCCATCGGCCATGATCTCGCGGATTACGGATGGGTACGTATCGTCGAACTCAGCGATGTCCGCGCGCAGCTCAGCCAAAGTTTCCGGTGCGTCATCGAACAGAGCTTCGATGTATTGCTTTTCCAGGTCGAGTCGCTGCTCGCCAAGCGTTAGCGGCACCGGGATCTTTTCAGTGCGCATTTTGTATGCCAGCGCTTCGCCTTCGCCAGATGATTCCCACCCGGCCTTGATCTCATTCCATTTCTTGCGCGACATGTAATCGATATTGTAGCGTACTGTATGTACTAATCGTACGCCTTCCACATCCAGTGTGCGTGATTCGATTTTCACGTCGCAATAACCGCGATCGACGAACCTGCATTCTTTAAGGTGTTTCATCGTCGGATTCCCATGCGTAAGGCAACCCTTTGTCGCTTGCCCGCCACGGGAGCAGCACCGTGTTGACGGTCTCCCATCCGTCGTCCGTGAGCCACAATGTCCCACAGCCAGGACAATGCCATGAGCAATCGACGAGGTCGAACTCCCTGGGCGGCGATATGCGCGCAATCACTGCCGCACATCGTGAGCAGACCATGATCGTCGGTGTTGGTATCTTGCGCATCAATGTCGATTACCTCCCTGCCTACCGGACAGGCAGGCGCAGACATGGCAGATAGCCTTCCCGGGCTCTGCTAATCTGTCGCAAAACTCACACAGCCGTTTCTTGCCAGCTGCCGCCCGGCGTACCATCGCCGCAGCCTTGTACACCGCCCGTGCCGATATCATGCCGACCGGGTAAGGCATTCGTTCCCAGATCAGCCATTCGCAGACCTCGCTGGTGGCGTCTGGGATCGCGGCTCTGATAACCTTTTGTATATCCATGATCAAAATGGAGGATTTGGTAGTTTATCGGCCGAGACATCGAATCGCTGCCCGCAGTGTGGGCAATACGCCCATTCTCGCAGGCCATTGGTGTGGATCGGCAGGCTCTGCCCTTCGCAGCTGCACATTCTGATGATTGCGCCTGTCGCCATGCCGCGGCACGCGCCTCCAGATTCACGGATCTGGCAAGCGCGGATTTCCTTTGCTTGGTGACGGTCCATCTCGTGCTCTGCAGTCTCGCCTACCTGCTGCTGCAGCAGCTGAGTTTCACCAGTTTCCCATCCTGGATTTTGGCTAGGTACTGCTCGGCCTCATTCCACGAGTACCTCCGGTGGATATCGTACACGTGGCCTGGTTCCAGCTCGTACACGATGTGGCGTCGATTCCGCGCGGAAGGCGTTCCGCGCAGGAAGATCCGTTTCTCGCCACTGACATCGGCAACCCATGAACACATAAGTGCCGAACCGCGATCGAGATCTAGTGCGTATGTCATTCGTGCTCTCCAAGTTGCTCCCATCTTGAATATAGCACAAATCATGTATCGGCAAGTTTTTTTCGCGATTAGGAGTGCAATCTCTCCGAGGATTCACTGCCTACCGGTGGTCAGGGCAGGCAGGTCGCCTTTTTAGCCGATGGCCTGGCTTGCGGGCTTCGCATTTCCGGCTTATCAGGCCGGCGTGAGCTATCACTGTCGCTGGGCGCCGGATTATCACCGGCATTTCCGGCTTATCAGGCCGGTGGCTTCCGAAGAAGAATGCACTCCTAATTGCTCTTGGCAGGGGCATGCTCGCCACCACACTCCATGCACCACGGCGCGTGCGGCGCAACATACTGGCCGCACCGAGAACAGACGTTCCACCCAGAATCGTCAAGGTATGGATCGCCCAATGCCATGCATCTGTCGCAGCGGCCGATCCATGCACAACAGATGCAACCATCGCCATGGTCCGCATTGTTGTGCCAGCTGCCGCATCCAAGGCATCTGGCTGCCATCTCGATATCCTCGTGACTAGGTTTCCCGCCTATTGATCCGCTCGAGGCAACGGAAGAACTCCGCCTCGTCTACCAGTACGCGCGCGCCGACCTTCTTGAAGGCGCTCGCAAAGCCATTTTTCGCGCAGTTGAACCGCAGGTGACGCATCCCTCCGGCCGGAGGCCACGGGTGATTGTCATTCCACTGGGTAATAGGGATCAGACGGGTTTTCGTGTCGCTTTGCAGCAATTCCTGCGGCGGTCGAAATGTTCTGCGATCGGTGATGCTCATCATAACATATCGTCAAGTATTTTGCTCAGCCCAGAGGCCCGGGCGGAACGCCTGTCTGCCGTACAGGCAGGGCTTGCGGCTGCGGAATGACCCCTGCTTTGATCATCTCGAGCTCCAGCTTTTTGGCTTCGAGTGCATACTTTCGGTCCAGATCTTCCTTCTTCAGTGCGAGCTCTGCCTTCTCCAGGCTCGCATCTGCCTCCATCGAGGCCACCTTTGCCTGCATCTGCATGTACGATTGCTTGCCTTGTTCCAGCGCCTGCTTGAGCTGCATCGCTTGCATCTGAGCACTGGCCACGGCTGCCCTTGCCTCTGGCGGCACATTCTGTGCGGACTCCAATGCCCGCACCGGAGCCGGGAGCATCACCTTCAGACGCTTGGCGATCTCGTCTGCCTCCGGCCAATCCTGCGACTTGGCCAACAAATCGCCGATGAGCTGGGCCGACTGTGGGAATACACGAATCATCTCCATCATTTGATCAGCAGCTTCTTGGCGCTTGGATGTGTAGCTCGGCCCCATACTGGTCGTGAGATCGTACTTCCTGGCCGTGAGGTCGTAGACGCGGACCGCGCCGGAAACTTCTGTTGGCGAATTGACCTGGACAGCTCTGGTGTTGCCATCGTAGCCACGCACCCGGAGCACGCGCGGCGAGTTGTACACGGCAGGGATGATATCCAGCAGGATCTTGCCGGTATGGTTTATGGCGCGAGCCAGATTATCCAGGAAGTGGAATGTGCTTATATCGCCCTCTCTCTGCCTTGCCATGATCGCGCGCCCACTGGTCTCGTTCGACCGCGCCCCGAGCGACGCATCGTACATGCCGACGATAGCCTTGATATCATCCGATGATGTCAGAGCTTCCTGGATGGCGGCGACCGGAGGCCCGATTTGTGGCTCGCGGCTTGGGCGTATAGGCCCATCGTATTCGAGTGTTGCGTGCGAGATACTGTTTGCCGTAGCCCACTTATCGGCGTCGCTGGCGAATGCTCCGCGCGGCCCGACATACGGAACGCGCGACATCAGCCCGGCGATCTCCGTCGTGGTCGACCGCCAGAAATTGAGCATGCGCTGCGAATCTTTTGCATCGCGGATCAATGACTTGAAGTAGCGCTTGCCTTCGACGATCACCTCGTCTCCGTAGATCGGGACGATCGGAATGTAGCGCCCCTTCCACCTCGTGGTATCGAGCACTTCCGAGCCCGAAAGGATGTGCTGCACCACCTTATGCGATACGGTGTCGCGCACTCCAACGACGCTCAAGCCCGCAGCAACGAACAACTCCTGCCCTGCCAAGAATCGATCTTCATCGAGGATCGTGCCATCAGAAAGCCGCAGAAGCTTTGTTTTCGCTTCCTCGCGGCGCCAGAACTCCGCGACGTAGACCTCATCGTCTCCGACATCGGAATTCTGCCATCTTACATCCCAGCTCGACGCGGCAGCATCCGGCCACCGTTTCTCGAACTCGGCTTTGCTCATGCCGTCGACCACGAAGCAATAGTTCCAGTTTGCGGAATCCGGAGCCATGCTCGTGTGGTCAGGGAGCACGGCAAACTGGTTGGGTATTCGCTCGATGCCGATATCCATATCCCAAGAATCTTCTCTGGCGTAATCGATGCCGATTCGCCAGTAGCCGATTCCGCCGCTCACTGCTTGCTCCATACCGGTATCGTAGGCCACCGAGCTTTGCGAGTTGTTTTCGATGTGGCGGATCAAATCTTCGATGATCTGCGCCGTTTCCGGGTCGCCACCGGAATCCACGGGGTGCACCGAGATCGCGGGCTTCGACTGCCGCGCATCATTCACGACCTGGCGGATGAACGCCTGCAGCCTGTTGATCACCAGCGCAGGGCGACCTTCGCGCCGGCGCCGCTGAAGCGTTGCTTCGTCCCACTGCTCGCCAAGGCGGGCGAACCGGATATCATCGATGGCATTCGTGTAGTTCTCTACATACTCATCCTCTGATTCCTGGTAAAGTTTCCGCGCTTCTTCGATGATATCTTTACTCATTTCATGCCATCCAATCGGCAACTGGCCGATGTCCGCGCTTCGTGTGTTCGTGAGGTGGGCGCAGCCCGAGGATCATATATCGCAACGCATCCGAGCCATGTGTTGCAATGCCTGCCTGCGGCCTATCCGTGTACTCTTGCATGGCAGAATTATACGCGCGCACATAACTGGATAGGCGCTCCAGCCCGACCTTGCACTTTACAGGGTCGACGAGCAGCGCTGGGAAAGTCACGCGCACGGCATGGATGCCATCATCCAAGCTTTGCGCTGGGATTGGCGAAAACCGAATCCCCAGCTGGTGAGCCGTTGATAGCCTGGACTTGTCTGCGCCCCATTCCCGCACGTTGATGTCGTGCGGTGCGAAGTGATCGCCGTACGTATATCCTTTGTTTTTCAGGATGTTGACGTAGTGCGGAAGGCCTTGACCCTCGCCCTCGTAGTAATCGATCAGCCTGATCTCGCCGCCTCTGGAAATCTGCGCGAACCAGATCGCCGTCGATGACAGCATGCCGATATCCCATGCTGTGTGTACTGGCAATACCGGATCTGGCACGAGCGACAATACCCTGCCCTCGCGGTACATGGTATCGATTTCATCTCCGTAGATCGCGCCTTCCGTCACATGCCGAACCTCGCCCTCCCAGATATTGCGGTACCCGATCGGATCTCGCTTCTGCGCGGCTTGGCGCTCAGCCTCTAGAGCCTCGTTCCACCATGGGTTATCTTGCCAGCGCAGCCTGATCACGATCGAGTCTGGCGGCGGCGGATTGGCGACAAAGCGTTGATAGATCTCATCGTGGCGGCTAACCGGATTGAACGATGCCCAGATCTCTGCGCCATCTTTGCGCAGCGTTGGCGTGAGGATATCCCATGATGCCTTGGAGATCGTCTGTGCTTCCTCGACCCATGCAATATCCGCGGCTTCGAGCGATTTTATCGATGTTGGGTTGTGCTTGAGCCCCGCGAACAGAAATACGGAGCCATTGCGCCCGCTGATCGTAGCGCGCTGTATATCATAGTGCCCGGCAAGGCCGAGCTGCTCGATCTGCGCGGCAAGCAAACTGTGCACGGACTCCCGGATCGAGTTCTGGAATTCACGACAGCACAGTATCTTGAGCCGCTTCGAGGCGGCCATGATCAGCAGGGCCCGGGCAATAGACCAGCTCTTGGCGCTCCCACGGCCACCGTACAATACCTTATAGCGCGCCGTCTGGAATAGTGGCAGCGCTTTCGCTGGGAGCAGAATCTCCATGCGGGCCTGACACGCCTACGATTTTGTACGATACATTATAGCTCCCAGCCATTACACCAGCCTGTTGCGCGGCGAGCTGCATGGCCTTGGCGAGCAGCGCCAGATAGGCCGATGGAGTTTCCTCGGCTTGCCGGGCCAGGTACTCTTCGTTTCCGGCCATGGCCAGGGATGCCATGATCTGATCATGGATGGGCCTATGGATATCGTGCATGGCAGCAGCACCTGCCTGTCCTATCTGCCGACAGGCAGGCGGCAGACAGGTCAAGGCGCCGATATCGTAATATCGATCCTTCCATTGCCTGGATTATCGGCAACGGTAATGGTCACGCCAGCGCCGGCGATGAGATTTATCGTGGGCGCTACTCCGATTCTCGTGCCATCCTTCTGCACGATGATCCGCTCGTTGACGGCATTTGCGGTCGTGCGCCAGATCTGTGAGAGCCGCAGCACGAGCCTGTCGAGGTAATCCTGCCTGTTATCTGGCCTTGGGATGAGTGGATCGCTATTGATGATCATGATTATATGCTGCCGCGCTGCGATGCCTGCACGATCAGATCGGTGATCTCGACATCGCCGGTAAAGGAGATCCCGAATTTATGCCACTTGGAGCTTGCCAACAGATCCCACTTGCCCTCGTAGAGTTGCTTACCCGTATCGCCAGTTACAAATGTAGTGCCATACTCGTTGGAGTATGCATGATCCAGCAGAGCATTGTCGGGCTCCTCGAGGAAGCGCGGACGAACATCACGAATCATCGTCCAACGCACATCATCTCCGTAGGTACCGGTTTCGAGGCTCGAATCCATGTGCCCTCCGGCTGCCCTGTACAGGATCTTATCGCTCTCCACCCAGGTCGGCACCGAGATGCTCGGGATCAGAATCGATGAATTATACTGCACCCAGGATGGTATATCGGCATAAGTGCTGTACAGCCCGCCGAGGCCGAGGTAGGTGACCCCTGGCAGGGGCACCATGCCCGCCGCATTGACGACGCGCTCGACGACCCCGAACTGGCCAGTTTTGATGTTGTAGATCAGTGCCTTATTGCAAACATCGTCGCCCTTGTCTGCTGATACGTAATGCCACCAGCATTGGCCGTTGACATTATCGTAGTACCCGATCGTGCGGTGCAGGTAATTGAGATCTACCTGTGCAAAAAACCAGTCCCTGACTTTATCGCCGATGGGCACTGGCCGGACCCCGTCGAACTGGTAGATATTATCCAGCCCGATGAAATAATGCATATTGCCGGTGCTGATTACGCCGTGCGGCGTGATGCATCCTATGCCGCCCGGCACCACGGCCCACTGCCAGACGATCGGATAGCCCGAGTAACTGCCGACGAAAATTCCATCATGCTTATAGGCCGCGAACCCTGAGCCCAATGCTTCGAGCGCCGCGATCGGCCCAGGTACGTCGACGAGTCGCCCGGTCGTGCACTGCGTGATCTGGCTCGGAGTCCAGTCGCTTATGTCGAAGAGCCCGCTGCACCACCACCGATCGGGCTGATCTCCGTAGGTAGCCTCGTTGGTATCTGCGAGCATCGCAAATCCACCAGATACGGCAACGAGCGATGCCTTCGGGCCACCGGAGATGTAGGCAAATGCTCCTGATTCGGATGATTGCAGGTTGGCGTACTTGTTCGCGGCAATCGTGGAATCGCCGAACTGGGCAAAGCTCCAGCGAGAATTGCCGACCGCATATCCGCCACCCGCGCTGCGATCCGTCCATGTCGCGCCGGAGTCTTCGTAAATCGCCGATGCCGTGCCGGCGAATTTGCGGTGAGAGCCATCGAGCTTTGCGATTGCCACGACCGATGTGGCATCCTCGGTAAGCGCCGGCAATCCACCATCGATTCCGCTGGCGACGCCGGAGTACCCGACCAGCGTCGGAGCCATGTTGGTTACGGCGACCAGCACGCCGGGGATCGTGTGCGGAACATCCGGGGCAAAATCCAGTGGCATCGTTGATTACCCAGCAGTGATGTCGTACCCGCCGGCACCGTACAGGACTGACAGGTCCGGGCGCATGACCAGATTCGACCGCACCGAGGAATTGGCCTCGTTGATCGCAGAGCTGAGGAGCTCGCCCCACAGAGCTGCGCGCCCGTCATCGCCGATGAAGGGAGCCGATACGAGCAGTGCCGAGTACAGATACAGATCAGGGTATGCCTCGGATATCGGATTCGTGCCGTCCGCAAGCATATTCAAGCGCTTGCGATAGATCAACGAATACGCATAGACGCCGTTGGCCTTGCGTTCGAAGTTGAGCCGCGAGGTAATGCAATAGTAGCGCGGCCGTCCAGCCGCTGATGTCGCCGCCATCTTCGATAGTTCTTCGGGCGATATTTCCCGAAGCTCGATGCCCTGATCATCCACCAGCGATACCGTGGATAGGTATCTCAATGGCAGAGTTACATAGTTAACGTCGGAGCTCGGGACTATCTGCGTAATCTCGAGCATCAACGATAGTTTTATCAGCCGATTAAGGCGCGCCTCGCCGAACCGAATGAAATCAGGAATTCTGGCGTCGAGGTCGCTCCGGTGAAGCCATGCCTTGACGGCGCTCACGATTTCTGCGTATGTCATATCGCCCTCGGGCGGCTCCTCGTATTCGCTCGCCTCGCCAAAAAATGTATCTGCCGATTGTGTTACCGATAGCGTCCCGGTAATTTCGACCGCGGAATCAGAGCCTGAGAATGTATCGCCAGCCTGCGTGACGGCAAGCACGCCGGAGATGGCGACAGCACCGCTCGACGCCAGTGTATCGCCAGCCTGCGTGACGGCGATCGTGCCGCTGACGAGTACCGTCCCCGCACTCGCCAGTGCATCCGGCTCCTGGGTGGCGGCCAGCGCTCCAAGCACAGCCGTGCCGGATGTCCCGGAAAATGTGTCGTCCGCCTGCGTAACCGCGATGGTGCCGGACACCAGCACCGAACCGGCCGACGCCAGCGTGTCTGCGGCTTGGGTAGCGGCCAGAGCTCCAGCGATGGCAACCGCGCCTGCAGCTGCCAGGGCATCACCAGCCTGAACCGCGGCAAGCACGCCGCTGATGCCACCACCACCCTCGCCGATGATCTGCAGCCAGCCATCCGGATAAACACGCGATACCGATGATGCGCCAGAGCTCTGCGTCCATCCGGCTGGCGTAATCCTCGAGACGGCCATCAGCGTGTCAGCTCAATCCGCGGATCTGCGGATCAACGTAGACGGTATAAGCTCCGGCGACCTTGACGGACACTGAGATAGGCCCGGCTTCCGCTGGCGTTATCGAGCTCGACGGCGCCAGCTTGCCGCTCCACGTCGTACCGCCTCCGGTCCAACTGGCGCTTCCTGATGCCTGATTGGTCCCTGTCGCGCCAAGAGGTGCCGCATCGTTGACGATGGTTGCCTTGGTAGAGCCGCTCGTGCCTTTGTACGACCAATCAGACCAGACCTCGTTATCCTTGTACGCCGTCGATGATCCATTGCGCAGAATTTCGAGGAATGGAGTTATCGCAGATGTGCCGGTATGATGTACCGAGATCGCGGGAGCTTGGTAAGGATTTTGTAAGCTTGCATTGGTTCCGGTTACGACCCAGCTTAAATCAACGTCCGCGATATTATCATTGGCGTAGATTGATGAGCTTATTATTGTCTTTCCTTGATAATTCTCGTGGATTAAATGGTAATGCTCATCTCCAACCGCGCAATCGTATAAATATGCCTCGGCACCATTAATGCTCGGTGAATACAAGATATTGGTCGAGCCGAGCTTGCAATTGAATAATTCCGATATCGTCGAGGTAGAATTATCGTATATCAATGCAACAGAGCCCAAAGCAGAGAAATCACAGCCGATGGCCTTGAAATATCCCAATGTTACATCGAGGAATCTGGTGCTATGAATCGATCCTGCAGGATCTATCGAGCAATCGCGAAATAGAGCGTACCCTCGTAATAATGTTTCATGATTGTTGGCGCCAAACTTGAATACGCATCCGATCAGTTCCACGGTTACTCTGCAGCTTGTACTCAGTACTCCAATATTTATTCCAGTGTTTGTATTGTTATTAGGAGTCTCCAATCTACATTGAATGCATGTTATATTCGATGGCGCAGTAGTTCCCAGATTAATACTACCCCCGCTGCTGCCAGAATTGGTTTTAAGAGTTAGCCCGAAGATGGTTACTGGCCCGCCAGTAAAGGTGATACTAATGCCCGTGGTGGATGTGCCATACAATGTCGCGCCGACAGTTGGCGTAGTGCCGCCATTAGTAGCGCTGATTACGTATGTATTGGCGGGATATGCTACCGTGAGGGCCGATGTCAGCTCCTCATTGTGCGTATGATCTACATACAATGTATCGCCGGTAGCCAACAATGCCGCTCCCGCGGCAAATGTCGTCTTGGCGGTTGCCCAGCTGGTCCCCGTCGTGTTGTCGCCGGATGCTGCTACGTAATATGCTGTCATGGCAGCTGGGCCTCGAATTCCTGGGCAGCCCACATCTCGTCAACATGTGGCACCAGTCCGGCGAGCATGCTCGCCTGATTGACATCGCTTGCGGCTTCGTGAGCCATGCAATACACCGTGCCATCGTCAGCTGTAAATTCGCACAAATACTGCGACGTCGCGGCATTGATAATGGCAGTCGAAATCACCGATGCTTGCGTGCTCATAGATCGGCCTCATCGAGGATTTCTTGATAGCGTTCTGCGATCGGAATTATCCGATCATTGACGAAGGTGTTCCATTCAGAAGAGGTCAAGCTCTTATTATAAGCATTATTATAGCTATTTCTGACCTCGTTGCTCGTGAAGGTGCCATCGAGCACGCGCTGGTACAGCCACCAGACGAGCCGGGCGAAGGCTTCCTTGTCATTGGCTTGATATGCTTTCTTGACTGCATCCCAAAACCGAGCCGCGAACTCGGCTTTGGTTTGCTTGGTCAGTGTAAGAGCCATTGGCATCCTCTTTTACGCATTACCAGCCGTGAACGATGCCGATGTGATCGTCACGGTTTGCGATGTGGTGATGCTGGTGTTGTCGAGCGTGATGTCGCCGCCTCCGCCCGTTGCTGTAATGGTGCCCTGGGTATGTACCGTGGTACCGGTAGAGTCTTTGATCCGCCAATGCCCGGCTGTGCCATCGGCTGTAGCAGTGCCGCTCCATGTCCCGGCCTTGTAGACAACGCCGGCATCAGGCGTGCCCGGCGTGCCGAGCCAGTCGGATGGAAGGGTAATCTCGACGAGCAGGGTGCCACTATCGGCAGCTGCACAGTTCGCCGGCTTCGAGCCGGTGCTGATCCTGAGCTTGGGCGCGGTGCCGATCGTGGTTTCTATCTGCCCAAGCTGGTTATTCCGGAGAGTCACCGAATATTGGATTGCCATGATTCATAGGCCTCTAGAAAAAACCCCGGCCGTAGCCGGGGTGGAGCAACGCACACACACGGGAGAATTAGTTGCTGAAGATCCTGCACGCAAGCTCCGGATATAGAGTTTTGTAGCCATATTGAACATCTATACGGCATGGGAACTCATCATCCGATATCGTGTACTGGCGGATCAGCCGCATCGAGATGCCGTCGAAAACCTCTTGTCGCGCGAAGTCTACGCCATCCGGCATTACAAGAGGTTGGGTCGCGAAGGCGAATGCTTCCTTGTGATACACGACCGATGGGTAGTAGTACTCGCTCGCGCCAGCACCGACCTTGACGATCGCGGCATTATCTGCCCAGCCCGCGGCAACCACATTTTGCTTGCCGCCAGAGGTATAGATTGCCGGCGAAACATCGATAGCGCCGGCACCGCCGGCGTAATCGGCTGTCACGACGAAGTTCTGAAGCACGCCAGTCGTCGCCTTGCTCTCCGGATGCACCCGATAGCAGCCGGCAACCGTGATGACATCGCCGGCCTTGAACGTGGTCGTCCCGGTATCGACGGTCAACGTGCTATCGCCATTGGTAGTTTGGGCGCCCTGTACCAGATAGGTCGTGGTTTTCGCCGCAGTACCGGTAAGTTGCGAGGATAAGAGGCTCGACTCGGAGAAATCGAATCCGGCGAGCATGCCGATCGTGCCTTCGCGATTCTGTTTGGCAATCTCCTTCTGCTCGTTGAACAATCCCTTGAGCTCGCCTACCACGGCAACGTTGTCATCGGTATTGAGCAGAGCCGTGCGATCGCCCATCGGAGCAAGGTTATTCTGCAGCACTCCGCGGGCGGCCATGAGCTTTGCAAAGGTCAGGGTCGCCCCGTCGTTGTCGACCGCGTTGTAGACATCCTTGACCATGTTCAGCGCATCGGCTTCGATATTGGCCGCCAGCACAGACATTGCTGGGCGAAGGTAATTTTTCGAGAAGTCGTTGATATGCATCGACAAATCGTTTGTCGTGAAATGCAGGTCGACGCCCTTTCGGGTCGATGTTTGCAAGGTCTGGCTTTCCTCGGCCGTGTCTTGCACGGACAAGGTTACGCCTGAACGCACTACGTACTTGTTGGGCTTCTTGATCAGGATAGATCCGCCATTCGGCGAGCCTCCGATCTTGAACCGATCATCGTATTGCCGATCGATGGATCCGACAAATGTAAGCTTCTGGTGGAGAAGGCGCTGCGCCTCGCGCAGAACCTCCGTGGAGGTAATGATCGTGTTTGCCATTTAATTGCCTGCCAGCTGTTTGTTGCGATGTTTCATCCACTCGTCGATACTCATTTTGTCGGGGGAGCGCATCCCTGCAGATCGTCCAGTCAGGCTTTTCGCCGGCACAGCCGGCTCAGCATCTTTTGGCTTCGATGCGGCTTTTGCCATCATCTCGTCGTAGAGCCGCGCCTTGTTTACGATCTTGATATGCGCCGCAATTGGAGTTCCGCGGATCTCAGCCTCGGAAATCCCATGTTTGATCGCATAGGCGACTATCTTTTCGCCAACATCAACCGACCATCCCGCAACATCTCTAGCCAGCTCACTTCGGCCTTGCTGCAGCAACTTGGCGCGCTCTGCGCGCTGTTGCATTTCAGTGGCTTGGTGTTTTTGCTGCATCTGTGCAGCGACTTGAGTTGCTTGATCCTTCAATCTTCCGTACTGGAAGTATGCTTTCTGCGCGGCAACCGGATCGTCATCCGAGAATCGGTTCCAATCCACATTCTGGTACGCTTCCAGCTGGGCGCTCAGCATTGCGAGCTGTCCATACTCTTGTTGATACTGCTGTTGCAGTGCCGTAGCTTGTTGCAATTGAGCAGCATACGATTCCAGAGCCTGCCGTTGCTCTGATACTTCCTGGGTCTTGCGCGTGTAATCCGTCTGCCTCAGCAGAGCTTCGCGCAGCTCTTTCGGTACCGAGTACTTTTTACCTTCGTAATCAACCTCTTCTAGATCTTGTTGGTATTCCTGTGTGCTAGCGCCTTCCTGGCCTGGGAGCAGGTCGACATCGCCGGTGCCAGCATCTTCTGATGCATCTTCGCCACCCTGTCCGGTAGGCAGGCCTGCCTGGCCGGTAGGCAGGTGCAGATCACCGGAACCCGGTATCTCGAGAACGGTTTCATCACTCATGTGCCTTATTTAGCACACTGTTGCGAAAAAAGCAACACTACTAATCCGGCGGACGGAGTGCCGCCGCTTAAGCTGGCGTTATGCGTCAAATATCCCCCACGCATCACCTGATTTCCGATGATCATTCCAATCATTCAATATTCTTGATATAGGCTCTGGCTTAAATACTATGCACAAAGAGATCCACACGATAGGGATAAATAAAAAAGCGATTACAGTTAGAACATTATGCAGTACGTTGCGCATAACAATTAGCTCCAGCCGACCCGTAACCGCATCCGGCTTTTGTGGTAAATTTAAAGTTCATCTCAGGCGGTTACGGTCGCCTGAGCATGGCGTTAGGCTGCCGCTATCGTGTGACGGATTCACATCACGGTCTTGCCCACTTGGCTTTCAATTCCCACTCGGTATTTTTGCCCCATTTCTCGATGGCGGCGACCTTGGCATCATGCGTATTTTCATGCACGCCGATGCCGCATTCCTGGCCATCGGCGGTTGTCCATGAATACCCGCCATCGCACTGGCGGAGCACCAGCGATACATCTCCCGTATCTGGCATCCACACGATCGAGCGTAGTATCGCTTTGTTACCCATGATTGGCCCACTGCCGCTTGTAGTACATATGATTGGCGTCCGCCAATCCTCCAATCCGCCAATCCAAGGCTTGGGCCACATCGCTCGGGAGCACACGGCGATCTATGATCTCGCCAAGGTGCTCATTGTTGATGATATTACATATCACATCTGCCGCCGCTTGGGATGGCATATTGCGCATCCCGTATATCTGAGATCCAGGCTTCGCTGCCAGGATGTAATCTCGCAGCACATCGATCTCGATCGAGGCTGCCAGGCAATTCTCGTGCTCGTACTCGGCTTCGCTCGAGGGCTGGAGCTCGTCGTCTCCGTCTTCGAAGCCTACGTATCTCGATAACGAGGCGTACATTTTACATCTCCCGCGCCATAGCGGCCGCCTTAGTGATGCCATTGGCCTCGCCCCTATCCACAGGTCCCTCCACCAGCCCGTGCTGCTCGA